CCAAATGGGTAATTTTATGCTCGGATTGTTTACATGACGCTCACAAACAAAATGATATTACCGTGAGGTGCAAAGATGGTCGAAAGTTTCCAAATGAGTCATTCTTTATGATTAGGGGGGAGTCGTCATGAGTCTAAACATTAATGACCTAAACCCTGAAACGCTTCAGAAGCTGGGCCTCGTTCAAGAACATAAGACAATCAATCGCAAGCCTCGGAGTCAGACTTTCACAAAAGAGCATGTGAGAAGTCATGCTTTAAAAGTGTTAGCCGTGGTAGCTAGTCTTTCCCAAAACGAACGGGAAAGAGTTTTACAGCATGCAATCAAGATAAACGGAGTCTGATATGACACAAGAGGAACATAACCAAGCGTTCGAAGCTTTCATGCAAGCGTTGAAATATGATTTCATGTACATGGGGAAAGACTCGCAGTTTTATTATTTCAAGCACGCAGAAACGCGAAAAGGAATCCAAATCCCTATAAATCAAGAGTTGTGATCGTGCAGCGTAACTTGTTCAGCAGCCGTCACAGTTAGTGAACCATAACTTAAAACCCCTGTATTTTATCGCGGGGGTTTTCTGATGTGGTGCATCTCAAACAGAAAAGGAATCACGATGAAACCTGAAAAGCTTACTTTTGTTATCCATGATCAAAGCGACGACTATTGCGGCATGTGCCAGCAATTGGGGCCGAATAAATACGGGGGGCCGAAAATGCATAGAAGCTTACCGACGCAAACATGGAACATTGAGGGATATCTTGAATCGGAAAAAACTACCAAATGGGTAATTTTATGCTCGGATTGTTTACATGACGCTCACAAACAAAATGATATTACCGTGAGGTGCAAAGATGGTCGAAAGTTTCCAAATGAGTCATTCTTTATGATTAGGGGGTTACCCGCCTATCAAACAGAAAAGGAAAATCAGCAATGAAAACGATAAACATTACTCCAACATGGGCGGGGATAACTCCCGCAATGCTCGCAATTATTAAAAACCCTAATGCAAGCTTTGAATCTCAAAAGATGATCCAAGAGGAATTTTTGAAAATGGCAAAACTTGCGGATTCTTATGTTGAGCATTGCAAAGAACAAGAGGGGGACTCATAACCACACAATGATGCATGACCTAGGACTCCGACACTTCCCTAGAAATACGTCAATGAATAGCCCCCCGCCTAGGGGGGTTTATTCGTTCCTGTACCACTCTTTCTTTTATTAAATTGTTAAACGGGGATATTTTACCGCAAGATTCCCGCGCATTTCGAGTCATTCATTCGAGTCAATTTCATAAATGCCTTATTTTTATGGATATTTTCGCTCAAAGACTAATAACCACTAGGTCATATTTTATCTATTTAAATCAATGACTTAATAAAATTAAAATTTTCCAAAAAATTCGACCCCGCGAGTGCCACCCCCGTCCCCTACGTTTGCGTATACACACTCATACACAGATTAGGAAAAATGGGCCGTAAAGAGGGCCGTTCATAGAGGTCTATCGGGAGATAGGTAGTATTATTGTCAAATATTTCCGAATAATCTAACTCTTTTTCATTTACTATAGGGGTAATAGTTGACTCAGTTAACGGTAAATGCTATATTATAGTTGGTGGGAGTACTATATCTTGTACTAACCAGAGAAAAAGGACATATGACAGAAGTAACTGTGAATGTTCCCGTAACCCTTGAAATTGATAATGAGTTTGAAGTCGATGATGACGGAGTTGCGTATGTAATTACGTTAGCTTTTCATAATGAAGACAATGAACCCATTCTTGAAGCTAGGATTAGCTGGGAAGAGATCATTGAGGCATTCCTCGAAGAGAACGGGGATGTTGAGGGGTATCAGCAGATATATTTGTTGGCCCATGAGTTGGATCGTTATGTCGAGATGTTGCGCAATCGGGCAGCGTTGATTGAAGATAGCTTCGGCGTAGTTGAGGATATGTTCAATATAAGATGACTCAGCTTTCCCTATTCGGGGAGGATGATGTTGAAGAGGTAACTCCTTCGGGGATTACCTGTCGTCACTGTGGTGTGACTAAAGCAAGGTCTGAATTTAGATTATATCGCAGGGCGACAGGTGACCGCGAGAGTAGGAGTACTTCGTGTAAGTCTTGCCAGAGGGATCTTATTTCTGTGCGGGATAAGATACGGAAGACTGCACCCCCGCATAAGGGGTATTGTGAGTGTTGTGGTAAGGAGACTGATAAGCTTGTTTTAGATCATTGCTATGAGACTGAGGTTTTTCGGGGATGGTTATGTGGACATTGTAATATGTCTATAGGTTTATTGGGCGATGATGAAGATGGGCTTATGAAAGCATTAAGTTATGTGAAGAAGAATACCCTTTAAAGGGGTATTTTTAGCGGAACCACTTTTAAAAGTATAGACTCTTAGAAGGTACTTATTAAGGCTACTACATAAAAAAACACCCCTCGAAGGGGGTGTAGTTAGGAAGAGTAGTAATAACTAAGAATGGATATATGTATATATATCCCCTCAGAGGGTATATTAATTATATCATGTATTAGGGGTCACGTCAAGCCCCTAATTACACTATTGACTCTCCCCCCAAATGTATGGTATAATAAGAGGTATCTTGAAGGTGTTAAACCTAGTTTATATTCGAGCAGCCATCAGAGAAGCTACTGGACGAGAACTTACACTACAACGTGTTAAGGAATTATTACTCGAAGAGGGTTTAATCTCTCTCAAACAGTCCCGCGACCCAGACCTGATCTTTACTGGTTATAGTAAGTACTATGGGACAGAGACCGCTGCTGTAGACGAAGAGTACATAGAGAAGTCCTCTTTCGTTGATCAATATAAAACACTCCCACAACTTTCTGATGAATAGGAGACTGACATGAAGGCAGTTAAGGTAAAGGCGGGAGCTTCACATCCCCCCGCAAATGGTAAAATGTACGGCGGCATGATGAAGAAGAAGAAGGGCATGATGTACGGCGGTATGAAGAAGAAAAAGATGGCCCACGGGGGAATGGCTAAGAAGAAAAAATAATGTGGATTGGTTTGATCCTCATGTGTGCATCTCCCGTGGATGTACGGACATGTGATGTACTGGTGAGGACAGATACCTCATTCCCGACTCTAGAGCAGTGTGCTTCCCGTATAGCGGTAGACTTAGAGGGAATGGAACTTAATAATATCTACACCCGTTTTAAGTGCTATCAGATCATGGGGCAGTCTATCTAAACATAGTCTAGGGGGGAGATTATGCTGGCAGAGCTTGCCGCTTTTAACGCGGGGTTCGCCGTATTAAAGCAGACAGTTTTAAACGGTAAGGATATTTCGACTGCCCTTGGTTCTCTCTCCAGTATGCTTGGGGCAGAGGAAGACCTCAAGGCCAGAGGCGCTCGTAAGAAGAAAAATATTTGGACAAAGGTTGCTGGCAAATCAGCGGATGATTTTGAAGAGTTTGTCGCCCTTAATGAAATTAAAGAACAGCGCAAAGAACTTGAAAGCATCGTGCGTTTATACGCCAATTTTAGCTGGGATGACTTTATCGCTTATGAAGCCAAGATGCGGAAGAAGCGCAAAGAGGAAGCTGAAGAGCGTGAACGTGCAATTGCCCGAATGGTGGGGTTTGCTCAATGGGGGGTAGCGGGTTTGTTGGTCTTTGGAACTGCTCTTGGATTGCTCTACTGGTCCTATATGACCTATGGGTAACATGCCATTTAACATTCATGAGAATGCGATATTTGGACATCCGCAAGGTCCACACTTTTCACATAATGGACCACCCTTACCTAATAAACGTGACGTTCGTAATGTGGCACCGACCTCGCCCAACGAAGCCGCAAAGGAATACTCCCACTCCCGAATGAGGCAGTCTTATGAGCAGATGCAGCGCTGGGCGGTAGAGGACAGTTACAACCGTATGGGGGAGCGTATGCGTAGGGAAAAAGAGGGCCAGTTGGTGGATATCTATGTCTAGCAGGGTTGATAAGAAAAAGATGCCTTGTAACAAGCCCCGCCGTACTTCGGGTGGGTCTAAGAAGTTTGTTGTTAAGGCGTGTAAGGACGGAAAAGAGAAGATCATTCGTTTCGGTGATCCAAATATGAGGATCAAGAAGAGTAACCCCAAGCGCCGTAAGTCTTTTAGAGCAAGACATAAGTGTGACACGGCGAAGGATAAATTCACGGCTCGTTACTGGTCCTGTAAGAAGTGGTAATCTCATGCCAGCTAAAAAGAAACCAAAGCGTGACGCCTGTTATTACAAAGTAAAAAGGGCCATGCCTAAAACTTCCGCTTATCGATCTGGTCATATGGTGCGCTGCCGCAAGGTAGGCGCGGCGAATTATAATATCGGCGGGAAGAAGAAAAGTGGCAAAAAAAAGTGACGGCCTAAGAAAGTGGTTTTCCCGCAACAAGGGAAAGGGCTGGGTAAACTGTAAGACAGGTGGCCCCTGTGGACGTAAGTCCCGCAAAAGTGGGGGGTCTTATCCAGCGTGTAGGCCCACTATGGCGCAGTGTAAAACCAAAAAGGGGAAGGCTGCGACTAAGCGTAAGACTTCCAGCAAACGAGTGAACTGGAAGAAGTGACATGACTGATGACCGCCTAGACCGAATTGAGGAAAAAGTGGACAAGCTTGCGGATGCAATGGTTGAGATGGCTCGAATGGAAGAGCGCTTAATCACTGTCTTTAAGCGTATGGATGACATGGGCGGTATGCTGAAGAAGATGGATGATCGTCTGGACGAGATGGAACGTCAGGCGATTGTGCGGGGCCAGAAGATAGCCTTTGCGGAGCGCATCTTCTGGATGATTGCAACGGGGGCCGTCGGCCTCGCATTTGTGTTTTTGAGATGACAAAACAGCTAACAGAAAAACAGCAAGCATTAATTGATGCTTTGGGGGGAGAGGCGCAGGGTAATATTCGTCGTGCGATGGATATTGCTGGTTATAGTAAGGGGACGCGGTTGCACTCTATCATCAACCCTATCAGGGAAGAGATTATTGATAGTGCCACCACGCTTCTTGCTATGAACGCGCATAAGGCGGCTCTAGGGCTGGTGGGCATCATTGATGACCCATCCGCGCTGGGGGCTAGAAATGTTGTATCTGCTGCGAAAGAGGTCTTAGACCGAGCGGGAGTCGTTCGCAGAGAGCAACTGGATGTTAAAGCGTCAGGTGACGCAGTGTTTATTCTCCCACCTAAGAATGTCGATCAAGACTGATTTTCCTGATAAATGGCGAACAGTACCATATCAGCGTATAGCGTATGGTTATAAGCCGTCTGATGAAGACCCTCTCCATCTCATCCCTGATGAGGATATAGCCCCGTATGTTATTGAAGCTTTAGACTTCATCGATAGCGGGGGCAGTTACCGCGAGGCGGCTGGCTGGCTAACCCAGATGACGGGTAAGAAGATCAGCCACCAAGGTATCTGTAACATCTGGAAAGAGCGCCGTGGGGAGACGACAGGCGCTAAGAGAGTAAAGCGCCAGAAGGAGCAGGTTAAGAAGTTTGCACCGAAGACGGCCTTAGAGAAGAAGAAGGCTGCTATTAGAAGGAAAGCCTCTGACGCCAAGCGCGTTGTGGCGATGCAGAAAAAAAAACTGCAATCTTTGGAAGGTACAAACAAAACCGAAGATACGGCTGAAGCCCTTGGGACGCCCGTCACAGACAGTCTGGATTTTGATGCCGCCCCTAAAGAGGCTGAAGTCATCTTTAAGCCCAACAAGGGGCCACAGACAGAGTTCCTAGCAGCCTCTGAGAGAGAGGTTCTTTATGGCGGGTCAGCAGGTAGCGGAAAGAGCTATGCCCTACTTGCAGACCCTATGCGGTACTTCGGGAATAAGAATTTTACGGGTCTTATCTTACGGAGAACCACAGACGAACTCAGGGAGCTTATCTGGAAGTCTCATGAGCTTTACCCCAAGGCTTACAAGGGAGCGAAGTGGCAAGAGCGTAAGTCACAGTGGATCTTTCCTAGCGGGGCTAAACTCTGGTTTACCTACGTTGATCGGGATGAGGATGTACTGAGATATCAGGGACAGGCGTTTAGTTATATAGCCTTCGATGAGTTGACCCAACACCCCACCCCCTTCGTCTTCAACTATTTGCGCTCAAGGCTTAGAACCACAGACCCAGATCTCCCCATCTTTATGAGGGCTACAACCAACCCTGGGAGTTCTGGACATAGTTGGGTGAAGCGTATGTTCATTGACCCAGCGCCAGCGGGACGGGCCTTTGATGCAACGGACATAGATACAGGTGAAGTATTAACGTATCCTGAGAGCCACCCCAAAGCGGGACAGGCACTTTTTCAAAGGCGGTTTATCCCCGCTAAATTGTACGACAATCCTTACCTAGCAGAAGACGGGCAGTATGAAGCCAACCTCTTGTCCCTTCCAGAACACCAACGCCGCCAGTTACTTGAGGGCGATTGGAGTATCGCAGAGGGGGCCAAGTTTTCAGAGTTTCGAACTTCTACGCACACTTGTGAACCCTTCGACATCCCCCCTGATTGGCGCAGATTTCGTAGCTGTGACTATGGATACTCTAGCTGGAGTGCAGTCCACTGGTTCGCAATCGACCCAAGCTACGAGACCCTCTACGTCTACAGAGAACTCTACGTCAGCAAGCACACAGGAAGAGACTTAGCACAAGCTATATTGAACGTAGAGCGTGAAGAGAATGACAAAGTAGACTACGGCGTTCTCGACAGTTCTTGTTGGCATAAGCGGGGGCAGATCGGCCCCAGCATAGCCGAAGAGATGATCATGGCGGGATGTCGCTGGCGTCCAAGTGATCGAACAGCAGGGGCAAGGATTAGTGGAGCCAACCGAATGCATGAATTGCTCAAGGTTGATCCTGTTACAGAAAAAGCTGGAATTATATTTTTTGAAACATGTCGTCAGATTATTGCGGAGCTTCCGCTGCTACCAACGGACCCCAAAGGGACCGACGACATAGATCCCCGCGCCCCAAACGACCACTGCTACGATAGCGTCCGATACGGGATTATGAGCCGCCCGAAAGCCTTCAGTCTTTTCGACATGGCAGACAACAAACCAGAACAGCGTTACCGCCCAGCCGACATAAGATTTGGATACTAATATGGCCTTAATGGACAAACCAGACAACGAACCAGAAGTAGCCGTAGATACGGATACAGTAATCAGGCTGGAAGAAGATGGTGATGTCGTAGAAGAAAACCTCGAATATCAGAACTTGGTTTCCTACGTGAACTCCCAATTCAAGAGAGCGAAGGATGCGCGTTTCAATGAAGAAGATAGGTGGCTTTCTGCGTTTCGGGATTACCGTGGTGAGTATGATGAGCATGTCCAATTCACGTCCACGGAGAAGAGTCAGGCTTTTATTAAGATTGCTAAGACGAAGTGCTTGGCTGCGTATGGCATGGTCACTGATGTTCTCTTCGCGGGGAGCAAATTCCCGATTGGTATCGCAACTCAGAAGTATCCTCAAAAAGTTGCAGACGCCGTTAACTATGATCCCAATGCGATTACCGAAGAAAAAGTTGAAGAAAAAGCGCAAGTAGAGTTTGAAGTACCACGCACTATTAGACGCCCCGAAATTGAAAAAGAACTGGGTGCATTAAAAGAAAAGCTTGAGCCTGTTCATGAAGAACTAGAGAGCGGCACTTCCGACAGTCCATCTGCGATTAATTTCGAGCCAGCGAAAGTAGCTGCGCGGATGATGGAACGTAAGATGCACGATCAGTTGGAAGAAACTGAAGCAAGTAAGCATCTCCGCTCTATGGTCTTTGAGATGGCGCTGTTCGGTACAGGGGTACTCAAAGGACCATTTGCTTTTGATAAGGAATACGCGGGGTGGAGTAAAGAAGGGGAATATAATCCCACCTTTAGAACCATCCCCAAGGTAGAGTACGTCAGCATCTGGGATTTTTACCCTGATCCAGATGGGCGCAATATGTCCGAGGCAGAGTACGTCGTACAGCGCCACAGGATGAGTAAGACGCAATTACGTCAGCTTAAAAAGCGCCCCCACTTTAGAGATGAGTCCATCGAAATAGCAATTGATTATGGTCCGTCTTACACGAAGGAATATTGGGAAGAGACTATTGAGGACACGAACCTTTCAGAGGTCCAGCGATATGAGGTTCTGGAGTACTGGGGCATTGTAGATCGGGAAGTCGCAGAAGAAGCGGATTTGGAGATCCCCGACGAGTTTGAGGACAAAGACCAGCTACAGGTAAACGTCTGGGTCTGTAATGATCAGATCCTTCGCATGGTTATTAATCCGTTCACTCCTGTGCGTATTCCTTACCACTGTGTGCCTTTTGAACTTAACCCCTACAGCATGTTTGGTGTGGGTGTGGTTGAGAACATGTCCGACTCTACGCTGCTTATGAATGGCTTCATGCGTATGGCGGTGGATAATGCTGCACTGTCAGGAAACATCATATTCGAGGTGGATGAAACTTACCTAACCCCAGGCCAAGACCTTGAGATATATCCTGGTAAGATAATACGCAGAAGCGGTGGCGCACCAGGCCAAAGTCTGTTTGGCACTAAGGCTCCTAACATTTCCAACGAATTGTTTATGATGTTTGATAAGTCACGCCAGCTTGCGGATGAAAGTACAGGTATCCCCTCTTACGCACACGGTATGTCGGGCATCATGTCCACAGGGCGTACAGCGGCGGGGATGTCCATGTTGATGGGTGCCGCCCAACAGATGATTAAGTCTGTGGTACGCAACATCGATGACTATCTTTTAGCGCCTCTGGGTAAGTCTCTATTCAGTTTCAACATGCAGTTTGATTTTGAAGAAGACTACGCAAACGGGGATCTTTCCGTAATAGCGCAAGGCACCGAAAGCCTGATGCGCAATGAGGTACGCTCACAGCGCTTACTCCAGTTTATGCAAATGTCAGCGGGTAACCAGATGCTGGCTCCAATGGTTAAATATGATTACATCCTTAGAGAGCTTGCCGCATCGATGGATCTTGATGAAGAGAAGATCCTAAATGACCCCCGCGAGGCAATCATACAGGCCAAGATGATGGCTGAAATTCAAGCCGCCATGCCACAGCAAGCCCAGCCTCAACAGCCCCCAGAGGGCGGTCCCCCTAGCCCAAATGACCCCACTGGTACAGGTGGCGGTAACATCAACGCTGGAGAGGTCAGGCAGCCCGATGAGGCTGGGTTCACTGGTTCTGGCGGGGGTAACAACGGTGGGCAGCAAACCGCACCACAGGAAGCTCCTAGAGGCCCAATTCAGTGAACAGAGAAGATTATCGTGAGTTAGTCTGGATGGTGAACCAAAAGGACTGCATGGACCTCTTAATTAAGTACGCTGCTGCCCGAATTGAGGCGGCGAGAAGCAACCTCGAAACAGCTACGGATATGGACACGGTGAATAAGCTACAGGGCCGCATAGCCGAGCTTAAAAGGTTTAGTACTTTGCGCGACGAAGTACTGAAAGGAGCAGAATAATGCGAGAATTACCAGCGTTTGCGCTTGGCGGTCTCGCAAGCGCCCGTAAAGGCATCACAACAAAAGAAGGCATGGACATGGCAGAAAAAGGCTTCCAGCTAGACGATAAGAAAGCTGACTTAGATAAGGATGGGCAGCTTTCTACTTATGAACGTAAAAGGGGCGAGGCTGTTCAACGGGCCATGGACAATGATGAAGTTGTTGAGATGGCGCACGGTGGGATGGCTTGCACCTGTGGGTACGGCAGTGACTGTAGTTGCGGCGAAGGCATGATGGGGCCGATTGGCACTACCCGCGCAGAGACAATGGATGACATCGAAGTGATGATCTCCGAAGGCGAGTATGTACTCCCCGCAAACGTAGTTCGCTGGCACGGCTTAAAGCATATCATGGACATGCAAGACGAAGCTGAAGCTGGACTTATGATGATGCACTCCATGGGCCTTATCCAAGAGGTAGACCCCAATGAAGAAGGCGAAGAAGAGGAATCCGATGGCGAAGATATTGAGGACGCCGAGGTTCAAGCAGCGGATCGTGCAGCCGAAGACGAAGAAACCTACGAAACACCCGAAGGCACAGAAATCGAACTGGCTGACGGAATGGACGTAGAGGAAGAGGATTTGGACATAGAGGAAATGGAAACCCCCTATGCCAAACCGTTTGGGTCGGTGACCCAGCGCAAAGTCGCCGTCATGGCGTATTAGCAACTAGGCCACCCGCACTGGGAGAATGTGTGGCCCCTAGAAAGTGAAAATCAATGGCAAGGTATCAAAGACAAGAAGTATTAGACGAGCGCTCCTATTCGGAGCAGATGTTAGCAGAACAAGCCGCACAGCAAGGAGAAGCGCAAGGGGCTGGCATGTCAGATGAAGAGAAAACTTTTAAGCAGCGCTACGGCGAAATACGCCAGTTCATGGCTGCTAAAGAGAAGCAACATCAAGATGCACTTGCAAAGATGCAAGAGCAACTAGAGGCAGCTACTAGGAAACAAATACGCTTTCCAAAAACTGATGAAGAAATCAATGAATGGTCAGAAAAATACCCAGAGGTTTCTAAGATCATAGATACCATTGCGCAAAAACGTGCTTCTGAAGCAATGGAAGGCTTACGGGAAGGCGAGAAACGTCTGAAGAGCCTTGAGACAAAGCTTTCTAAAAAGGACGCTGAGACCACGTTACAGAGACTGCACCCCGACTTTGGTCAAATCAGACAAGACCCAAAGTTCCACGATTGGGTGGCAACACAACCTCAGAATATCCAAGACAGTCTGTATAAAAACACAACAGATGCAATGGCAGCGGCCCGTAGTTTAGATTTGTACAAGTCTGACATGGGTATCCGCACGGCTAAAAAGAATGCAAAGAAGACCGCCGCACAGGCGGTCACACGTACAACTAATTCTGCTCCACCAACGCGGGGCGGTACTGCTTTTTCAGAGTCCCAGATTGCTCAAATGAGCGATGCGGAATTTGAAAAAAATAAGGAAGCTATCCAAGAGCAACAGCGCAAAGGTGAGATCGTCTACGATCTTTCTGGCGCAGCTAGGTAGTTTACTTTTGGCACAAAATGTGCTATAATAATAGGTAATAAAGGCCACCTAACTAAGGTCCACCCTTTTACCTAACCTTCCTCAAAATTCAGAAGAAAAGTCTACCGCTTGCACGGCCCCCGTAAGGGCTACCCGTGTGATCGAAGCGCCACTTTTACGACCTTCTGGCCCACTTGCCATATAGGAGTATATTGAAATGGCATATGCAAAGGCGCTTGCCGCCACATCTTATACTGGTTCTAACTACACGAACCTCAACTCAGGTAACTTCTCCCCAACTATCTTCTCAAAAGCTGTACAGCTTGCCTTTCGCAAGAGTTCTACAGTCGAAGATATAGTAAATACTGACTATTGGGGGGAAATTAGTAACTTTGGTGATACGATCAAGGTGATCAAAGAGCCAGATATCACAATCACTGCATACGAACGGGGTACTAAAGTAGATGAGCAGGATATAACCGATACAGAATTTAGTATGGTTATAGACAAAAGTAATTATTTCGCTTTTGGTTTGGATGATCTTGAGTCCAGCCTCTCACATGTAAATTGGCTTGACCTCGCTTCCGACCGCGCAGGTTACAAACTGCGTGACTCTCTTGACCGCGAGGTTATGGGGTACATGTCTGGTTATGCACGTAACTCTGGTGATACTGCATGGATTGTTAACACTACAGTTAATGGCACTAAAGCAGACACGTCAGCGGGTTCAGATGAATTGTTAGCGGCAAATAAGCTCGACATCACAGACTTTGGCGGATCTGCCCTATCAGGTTCTGCTGATGCCGACACGCTTGCAACAACATCTATCCCAATCGCAGCGGATGGTGGTACAGGTGCTATCACAAGCCCTCTCGCTATCATGAACCGTATTATGCGCAAAATGGATGAAGCTAACGTCGATAGTGATGGGCGTTGGATGGTAATCGACCCCGTATTTAAAGAAGTGTTGATGGATTCCTCATCAAAACTCATTAACGCCGATTTCGGTGGTGGTGATGAACTTCGCAATGGTCGTATGCCACAGCAAATTCGTGGTATGACCATCTACGTGTCCAACAATCTTCCGTTCTTTGGGACGGGTGGCGGCACCACATCATCCACGGGTTCACAGGAAAACTTCGGGATTGTATTGGCAGGTCACTCAAGTTCAGCGGCTATGGCTCAACAGATCAACAAAGTTGAGACTTTCCGCTCACCATCGACCTTCCGCGACATCGTGCGTGGACTCAACCTATACGGTCGTAAAATCCTACGCCCCGAAGCTTTGTTTACGGCTCAGTATAACTTAGCCTAATAAAAAGCTGATTTAGGCAATGGCTATTACTCTCGCAACAGTTGCAAAGAATGCCGCACTAGATGCGATAGTCGATCTAATCGACGTTGGCAGCGGTACTGCGAATATTCAGATATTCGACGCCAGCAACAATGAATTGGGTACATTGCCTTTATCAAACCCTGCATTTGGTTCTGCCAACGCGGGGACAGTTTTAGCCAACCCCGTGACTAGAGATAATTCTATCAACACAGGGTTGGCTTCTACTTTTAAAGTTTTCGACAAGGCAGGGAATGAAGTGTTCTCAGGCACTGTCTCAGGAACGGGTGGTGGTGGCGACCTCATCCTTTCCAATATCAATCTAGTCGTAGGAGACAGTGTACGGGTCTCCTCATTTTCAATGACAATCTGAGGAGAAGCTCATGTCACTTTCCGATAGCTTTGAGACACACACTCTCAAATACCTTTTAACCACCGATAGCGTCACCCGACCTACAAACTGGTTTGTTGCGCTCACAACCACGGACCCCACAGACTCAAGTTTGGGAACCGAAGTATCAACCTCTGGCACCGCATACGCCCGTCAGGCAGTGACTTTCACCGTGTCTGGAAACAATGCGTCCAACTCTTCTGCAATTGAGTTCCCAGAAGCAACAGCGTCTTACGGCACTGTCGTAGCGGTAATGATCATGCCAGCAAGCTCTGGTGGATCGGCCTCAGACATGATTGCCCATGCGCAGCTTACAACAGACAAGGCAATCGCTTCGGGTGATATTTTCCGCATCCCTGCTGGTGATCTGGACATCAACATCGACTAATTAGGAGTGCCAGATGGCTATTCTCACCGATTTTATGGAGCGAAAGCTGCTGGATCACATCTTTGGAGTGACGCAGATGACCAAGCTCACGTCACTCTATTTGGGTATCTCGACAACAGCGTTTTCGGAGTCGGATACGGCTTCCCAAGCGCTGGCAAAAGAACCGGGAACATCTGGCACTAACTACAACGGCAACGGCTATAGTCGGGTCAATGTATATTCTAATTTCGTAGACACTACCGACGGCGCTACAAACGGGTCTGCAATAAATTTTTCTGAAGCTACTACCAGTAACTGGGGGGATATTGCTTACTGGGCTTTGTTTGAAGACCCACTCCCGTCGAATGGGACAAGCTCCTCGACCATCGATGCCGACGACGGTCAAAAGCCTTTAATGATTGGCTCATTTAGTGCGGCTGTAACTACTAATGTTGGGGATCAGTTTAGGATTGCTTCGGGGGATTTTGATATAACTCAGCCGAATGCTCTTAACACTAATACCTTTAATGGTTTTAACAAC